TAGCATAGTCTATTTGTAACCATTTTGTAACCGGTTTCCCCTTGACATTTCAGTGTAGTGAAGTAGATAAAAAGTCTGAACTAACCACATGGTGCCGGTGGTGCCCTGCACCTCATTATATGTATACATCGGATGTAAACAAATTGTAACACCCTGTTCATAATTTCTGATGTGCCCTATGTTACTATATAATTGCAAGGACAAACTTGCATCGAACATCAACCATGAGATGAAAGGACAAACACAATGAAAGTTATTGCGAAGTATGTCACTGTAGAAGCAGTGAAAGACAAGCAGGTTTTGACCCTGCTGTTTCTGGACTGGAACAGCAAGCGCGACTGTCTGGAAGTCGTCAAGATGCACGGTATGAAACCGCTCACCTCTGCCACTGGTTCCAAGTGCCTTGAAATGGCTCTTGAGGATATCAACGCCGAAACGCTGAAATGTGAAATCGGCGCAGAGATTCCGCATGATTTCATGCTTGACGGTAACGACTTTATCGACGTATATAAAGAAAGGAGCGTTTCCAATGACTGACCCTTGCACCTGTACCGGCCCTTGCGCCACTCCGACCAATGTTTCTCATACCATGCTTTATGAGGACGCGGCACAAAACATATACGGCCTTGTTTATGACAAGGACGGCAATCTCCTGAACATCGTTGACGGCGTTGGCAAGCTCGACCCCCTGCCCTTTACCGCCTTTGAAGAGGCCGCACGCCGTGGCTTTCCGTATGCGCCCCAGTGGTCTCCCTGTTGCCACGGGGGCAAGACCATGGAACAGCAGGCGGCAGAGCTGGAAGCACAGAAACACCACATTGCCAGCATCTACACGAACCAGAGCCCCACGGCCCTTTTTCCGACCAACGGAGACAGCGTTGCCAAGCAGTTTATGCTCCGTTGGATTTTTTGAGTTAGACACCCTTTATAATGAAAGGAAAGAATATCATGCTTAACAAGAACAAACAGAACGCCGCTCCCGAAGTCGTCAAGTCTTATCTGTCCATTAAGGACGCAACTGTGCAGGCGTGTCACCTCATTTCTGACCGGATTTGCGTGTTCACTCTGAGCGTCCCGGGCGCGACGTTCCTCAATCTGAAAGTTGTTGACGGCAAAAACGGCGAGTTTATCGCAATGCCGCAGAGCAAGGGCCGGAATGGGCAGTATTATGACCTGTACCGGGTGTACTTCTCTGAGCAGGATGCACAGCGCATTATTGCCGCAGTTTTAGAGCACGCAACGGCGCAGGGCGAAAAGACGGATTATAAGACCCGTTACGAGGTGTAAAACATGAGCAAGCGCAACATGAAAAATATTGCGCTTGACCTATATGAAAGCGGTGGCTGGGTCAATATCCCGTCCATCGCTTCTTTAGGTTGTTGGTGCAATATCCTTATTGGTAAACGTCAAGTTGGTAAAACCTATGGCGCATTGAAATATGAGCTGAACGAGGGCAAGCGGTTCCTGTATTTACGCCGCACAACCACAGAGTTTGACGCTATCATCAGCGACCCCGACTTGAACCCGTTCTTGCCTCTGAAAAAAGAAGGGTTTGACGCGGACATTGTGAAGGGCGGCAAGGTCACATATACAATAGGCCGGTTTGAGTATGAGGACGGAAAGCCCAAACAATGCCTAGAGAAATACGGAATCGGAATGACGCTCCCAAGTATTGCGAATATCCGTGGTTTCAACGGTTCCCAATTTGAGGACGTTGTTTTTGATGAATTCATACCCGAAAGAATTGTCATTAAACGCAAGGCAGAGGGCGACGCGCTTTTGAATGCCTATGTGACCATCAACGGAAACCGGGAACTAGAAGGGAAACCCCCGTTGCGTCTCTGGTTGCTTGCAAACGCATTTGACATTGCAAGCCCCATTTTGGTGGAGCTTGGCGTGGTGGATGAAATTGCCAAGTTGTGCAGGACGGGCAAAGAATGGACGGTAACAGAAAGCGGCGTTTTCATTGGTATGCCCAAGTCTAGCGCGGTAAGTGCCAAGCGTGCGCAGACCGCTTTCATGCGTCACATGATGAAAAACAAGGATTCAAAGTTTTATAAAATGGCAATGGAAAATCAGTTTGCTTACAACAATCTGGAAGCTGTCCGCGCAATGAATATTAAGGGCATGAAACCCCTGTATGCCGTGGCCGGTCTATATGCGTATGTGTACGACGGCAACCACATTTATTTATGTACATCCCGGCACGAAAGCCGGGAAGTGTACCCGGACACAAAAGCAGGGAAAACCGCTTTCCGGTTGCATCACCCGTTTTTTGAGGCTATGTTAAACCTTAACCAGATTTGGTGTTCCGACGTGCCCACGCTACTCAAAATCAAAGAATTTCTTGACATTGACGATTAGACAGAGTATTATAAAGGTGCAGGGGCCCCCATAACATAGACAGGCCGGAAGCCTGTGGGGTTGCATTTCTATGTTGCATACCCCTGCTTTTATAGAAAGGAGTAGGCAATGCTTACTTATTCATACAAGTATGCCGCAGAAAAGCGGCTCTCCCCGCACTTTCGTGTGCGTGAATTCCATTCCAAGCATGACCCCAGCGACATTGTAAAGGTTGACGAGCGGCTTTTGACCTTGCTTGAAAACATCCGAAATTTTACCGGTAAACCGGTTCACATTAACAGCGGATACAGAAGCAAGGAATACAACGCCACTCTCAAAAACGCTTCTCCCCGGTCTCAGCATTGTAACGGCATGGCGGCTGATATTTGGGTTGAGGGCGTGGCACCGTCCAGAATCGCAGAGATAGCAGAGGTCTATTTGGGCGCTTCTGGCGGTATCGGCGTATATCACACGTTCACCCATGTGGACGTTAGAACCAACAAATCAAGATGGAAAGGAGCCTATTGATTATGGCACTCAGCATTAACGACGTTATCGCATTGGCAAACGCAGGTTTTTCCAAAACCGATATTGCCGCTTTTATGAATTTGGGCGACCCCCAGACCACTCCCCCCAGCCCTGACGCAACTGCTCCCACGGTTCCGACCGCTCCGGCGACGGTTCCCACTCCTGCACCTGCCCAGCAGGCCCCGGCCACTCCCGACCTTGGCCAGCTGGTGGCAAGCCTTGCCGACCTTAGCAAAAAGGTTGACGCGCTCAATGTTCCGACCGCTGGCACCGTGGGCGCTCTTCCCACTGTCACCAGTGTGGAAGATATCATTCTGGGGGCGGTCAAGCCTGCCCCTGCACCCGAAAGCCCTAGTTTCAGTATTATGGAAGGAGTTGTTAAGTAATGGCTAACCCGAATTTCCCCGAAAAGGCAGGCGCAACGGTTTTCCGTCCGCAGGACATTTATACCATTGCCAATAATTTGGTTCAGCAGGTGACGGGCCAGACGGCAATCACTGCCGTTGATACCTCTTCTTTTATCAACGTCGGGCAGATGTGCCTTAACACCAGCAAAGAGGGCACGTTGCAGGCCCTCTATAACATGGTTTCGCGTACCATCATTACCACCCGCGCATATAGCGGCAGGTTTACCAGCATCGAAACCACGTCGCAGGAGTGGGGCCTGTTCATCCGCAAAATCGCTTTCTTCTCTGGAAAGTTTGACGAAACCAAGTTCATCAACACCGTCCAGAACCACAACACCTTGCGCGACGGGCAGAGCGTGGATATGTATAAGATTTCCAAGCGGTATCCGCTGGAAATGTGGTATACTGGGCAGGCCACGCTTGACCAGACATACACGACTTTCCGTTCTCAGCTGACGACCGCTTTCACCAGCGAAAGCGAACTTTCGGCGTTCCTTGCCGGTATCACCACGGAAGTTGCAAACGATGTGGCGAGATGGAAAACCGCCGAGAACCGCGCCGTCGTGATGAACTTTATCGGCTCTCTGTACAACACCGGCAAACCGGGCCAGAAGGTCAACCTTACTGCCGAATTCAACAAGGCACGCGGCACCGCGTACACCACCGCCGACCTGCTGACCACCCATTTGCAGGAGTTTCTTTCTTTCTTTGTCTCCCTGCTGGAAACCCAGACGGCCCTGCTGGAAGAAAGCACCGACCTTTATCATCTGGTTCCCGCCTGCACCGACGACAACGGAGACCTGCTGACCCTGCTCCGACACACTCCCAAGAGCGAACAGAAACTTCTCCTGTACCAGCCGCTCATTAACGATGCAAAATCGTGGGTGTTCCCCGCTATCTTTGGCCCCGGTTATCTTTCCTTTGGTAACTATGAGGGGGTCAACTTCTGGCAGAACATCAACGACAAGAGCCGCGTGAAGGTCATTCCCGCTCAGTTCAACGTGAACACCGCCAAGCAGGAGACCGGTAAAGAAGTTGACCTGCCCATGGTGGTGGGCCTGCTGTATGACCGCAGAGCGCTGGCGACCGTCTACATGATGGACAGTGTTTATACTACTCCTTTCAACACGAAAGGCGAGTATTACAATACGGAACATCATTGGAAGATGAACTATCTCGCCGACCCCACCGAGAACGCAATTCTCTTCTACATGAGCGACGACGCACAGTCGTAACCAGCCGCGAAGGCCCGACCGTAAAAGGCCGGGCCTTTATTGTTAGAAAGTAGGTGAAACAATGGCACGAGGCGAATTTAACGGCGCAGTTCCCGCGCCCAGTGTAGAACATGGGTATCACTTCCACTTTGGAAACATTGAGAAGCGCGTGAATTCAACCAAAGCATTTGATTATACCAAGCTCCCCGACGAGGAGCGTTGCGATTTCAAGCAAACCACCAGCATGGAGCGGCCCGTGATTTACGTCACGTTGAACAGTATCAACATTTCCCCCCAGTGGAATTATTGCCAGTGCGAAGAGACAGCAAGTTTCTATTGGATACGCGATATTTCAATTGGTATCCGAGGCAGGGGAACCGCGAATATCTGGCAGTTCACGCTGGAGCTTGACCCGCTGGCAACATACCGGGATGAAATCTTGAAAACCGATGCATTCATTGAATATGGATTCAATCAAGATTCCAGCGGCGCAACGTTCCGTTTACAGGATACCCGGCAGGCCGTTGGAATGGCTCCCAAGATTTCCACAGCGTCGGCAGATATCACGGACGGAAATATTGATGCCTCTGGTGGCACATTTGTTCTGTCCTGTGTTGGCAAGTCTGGCCTGCACGCCTATGCAATGAGCGCCGCCACGTTGGGAAGTTTGTTGACCGCAGTTTCCTTGACGTGGGAAGCCCTTACCAAGCCTATGGTTCGTTGGGAACTGGCATTGCCCGAGTTTATGAACAAACTTTTGTTCGGCGGCAACGCATTGGAGTGCGTCCGCTCCTGCATCTGGATACCCATAAACCTTTCCAGATACGGCGCAGGACGGCAGACGGAAATCACCTTGGGGCAGTTCAACACCACCGTTTTTGCACAACAGGTCACTCCGTCCAGTTCCCGTAGTGTTCACACGACTATTGCTATCCCGTGGCCTGCTGACGACTGGAAGCGCATGAACTGTCAAATACAGCTTTATATTCCTTTCGTGGGCACGCTGGCGGTTCCCGTTGACCAATGCAACACGGCGGCAAATATTGATATTGACTGGTCTGTGTGTTTCGTGGACGGCAGTGTAACAACACTAGTCCGAGCAGGAGATTACACGGTATACGCTGGAAGCACCAGCATAGCCAGCCCCTACGGAATCGGCACCAGTAACATTGACCCGGTGCGTGCGCTGACCGGTGCAATCAGCACCGTCTCCGGTGCAATGAATTTCGGCGGGGGTCTGCTGTCCACCGTGGCGGGGTTTGCTGGCGGCACGATGCAGGCCGCGCAAGGTATCGCCCAAGTTGCGCAGGGTGTACAGCAAACAGTTTCCCCCATCAACTGTTCTGCCGGAACTATGGGTGGTGCGTCGCAGGTACAACTACCTTTGGAAGCAAAGTTGACCCTGCTGTATTATCCCCCGGTGGACGATGCAGGTTTCCAAAAAGTGTACGGTTATCCGGTAATGAAAGTTACAAAGCCTGTGCAGGGTTATTGCAAGACCCGTGGTTTCTCCTGTGCTCCGCTGAACGCCAAGCCCGATGAAATTTCTTACATCAACGCCGCAATGGATAGCGGCGTGTTTATCGAATGAGGTGATTTATATGTACCAATGTTATAGCGGATACTACGACGGCGGCACGCTGTGCGGGAATTTCGATGCAACGTTTTCCACCGATGCAATGACTTACTGGGAGCGCTCTTTCTTCCAGCGGCTCCGTGGTCTCATTGAATTCAACGGGCTCCCCGAGAACGGCCCCGGTCAAATCGGTTGGGACTACGACGCATTTTTGTACCAGCTGTTCCGAACCGGTTTCGCAACGGTTTTCAAGTCGAGAACTTACGGGCTTGTAGTACAGCCCGCATTCCCGACCGGCTACGGCCTGCAATACCAGCCGCGCGGGATGCAGATTTCGACGACGTTCTTTAATTTCCCGCGTCCTCTGGAAATCGGCAAAGAGTGCGCCGTTATCAAGCTCACACCCGACTATCAAGGAACGTGGGACTTGGTGACCAAGTATGCACGGGAAATGCAACTAGCAGAAATCGCAATCCGGCAAAGCGCAATCAATGCTCGTTTCGCTTATGCGGCTATCGCCAAGGACGACAAGGGCAAGCGCACCATGGAAGGCATCTTTAACAAGCTGGCGAACGGTGCGCCTGCTGTTGTTATCAATGCCGATTTGAAACAGCAGTTGACCACAAAGGCCGATGGAGATTTTACCCTGCCCATCATGCAGTTTGACCGCGACCTTTCCAAGAACTTTATTCTTCCCGATTTGATGGAGTATCGTCGGAACATCCTGTGCGACTTTTACAGGGAACTGGGCGTGTCTGTCCAGCCCAACAAAAAGGAAAGAATGGTTGTGACGGAATCGAAAGCGGCAGACGCGGAGACCTTCAATCGGCGCGAGGTCTGGCGCATCACGTTGGAAAAATCCCTTGCAATCGTGAATGAAATGTACGATACAAACATTACTTTTAAAATGGTTGAGCCCGATTTTGACGCAGGCGAGGCCGACGAGACCAACGAAGGGGAAGAGGTGAATAACAATGTTGGTGAATGAGTTAGTATCCTCTTGCAATCTGGAAGCGCTGTTGATGGCTGACCCCAATCTTTTTGCAAATATGGTTGTCCCCGAGGGCATGGAGAAAGCGGGAGTTATCCAAGCTATCCGCAGGGCCCACGGTCTGGCTCCCCTGTATCACCCCGACCCCATCTGGATGAAATCGGAATTGTATTGGTGGAGCCGGGAAAATCTCCCCATTTGGAAAAAGCTTTTCGCCACAACTCAGCTGGAATACAATCCCATCTGGAACACCGACGTGCACGAGCTGACCAAGGACACCACCGAACGGGCCAAGGATACCGCCGAGAACACGGCCACCCACTCCCACGGTGGAGCCGACGAGCAGAGCCAGCACGCAGACGACCGCCACCAGATGGAGACCACCGGCAACCTTTACCATGAGGACACGAAAGCGGACGGTTTCACCACGGACAATGCTGCAGGGCAGGAGAAAACGGTGGGCAGTACTGCCGGAAAAGAGCATGGTTTTGCTCATACCCAGACCAGCGCGGACGAGACCCGGGACACCAAGGGCACCCTTGACCGGGATACAACCGGCACCCGTCTCACGACCCACGGCGAAACCATGACCGATAAACTCAAGACCACCAAGGACAGCCAGACGGACGTTGAGGGCAAGGTTTCTGCCGAGAACGAAGCGACCTATCAACCGTTCGACGCTTCCACCACTATCTATAAGGAGACCGGCACCGCAGACGATACCCGCAAAACCGACTGGACAGAGACCGAGAACACCACCGGCACCCAAGACGACGTAACCACCGAGAACATGACCGACCACCAAGAAAGCACGTCGGACACCGAGACCAAGCAGGACACCGAGGGCCTCACCACCGGCCAGCGGGACAGCATCGACCGGGCCCACGGCACTCATGGAGACACGGGCCGCACTGATGGGCACGGGCACACCGAGCGGCAGGCCGGAGACCGTGGAACCGCGCAGGATTCTAAGACCGGCAAGCATGAGGAACACGGCCTTGCGGCTGTTACGGGCAAGGAATCGGAGACCGTGACCACCGTCCACGAGTGGAAACGAGGCGGTAATATCGGTGTTACCACGACGCAAGAGATGATTGAAGCAGAGCGGCAGACGGTGCTTTTCAATATGTATCGTGTGATTGCTGATTCCTTCCACCGCACTTTCTGCCTTGACTTTTATTGATGGGAGTGTTAATATGATTTCGGAAATCATCGTTGCTCTTATCGGCGGGCTTGTGACGCTTTCGGGTGTTCTTATCGCAAACAGCAAGGCGCAGGCCGTCACCGATACCAGACTAGATGAATTGACCCGGGAAGTGCGCGAACATAACCACTTTGCACGCCGTGTTCCCGTGTTGGAAGAGCAGATGAAAGTGGTGAACCACCGTATCGACGACTTAGAAAGGAAAGGTGATTGATATGAAAATCAAGCCCGCAACGATTGCAAGAACCGCCGTTCTCGCGCTGGCTCTGGCAAATCAGGTTCTCAGTGTGGCCGGTCTGAGCCCCCTGCCCATCGACAGCGCCACCCTTGAGCCTTGGGTGACCACCGGTCTGACGACCGCCGCCGCTCTTTGGGCATGGTGGAAAAACAACAGCTTTACCCCGGAAGCAATCCGGGCCGACGAGCTGTTGAAAGAAATGAGGGGGTGAATTTATGGACTATCCGTTTTGCCCGTCCCCGCCCTACGTCCCCGGCGACCCGGGGATGTATGACCTTCGTTGGATGGTCTCCCAGATTCAGAGCTTGACAGCTCTGGTGCAGGGCATTGCCAAAGGGCAGGAATCGCAGGGCGGCAACATCACCGCGCTCAATTCCGCAATGGCTGACCTTGCCGCCGCTCAGAAGTGTATCAACGACCGTCTGAACGACGGTGACTTTGAGAACGGCAAGTTTCTGGAATGGGCAGACAAAAATCTGCCTGCTATGGTCTGTGAAATGGTTCGCTTTGTGTGGTTCGGTCTGACCCCGGACGGGCATTTCTGTGCTTATGTCCCTGCAAATTGGGGCTGGCTGACTTTCAACACCGGCACCGATATCACCGAGCCCGAGTATGGTCATCTTATCATCACCTATTAAGAAAGGAGTTTTTATATGAGTTGCAAGAATGATTGTGGTTTCCCCATCAAACCCGCACCCTTTGCGCCTGCTGACCCCGGCCCCTGTGGGCCGGGCCCTTGCGGCCCCCATCACCCGCCGATGCCGCCCCGGCCCCCTGTTCCCTGTGGGCCGTGTCCCCCGTCTCAGTATATCGGCTCCCGGTATGTGCCGATTTTCGCAGACCCCATTGAGTGGGACAATCACCGCTCCTACGAATCCCTTACCATTGTGACCCACGACGGCGAAAGCTACACCAGCAAGTGCAACGTGGGCCCCGGTGTGGATATCACCAATACGAGATACTGGGCCAAGACTGGCGCTTATAATGCGCAGGTGGAGCAGTATAAGAACGAGGTGAAAGACCTGTCGTCTCAGGTCTCCGGTTTCGCGTCTGACAACGCGGAATTCCGGGAGAAAATCGACCAGTTCACCAAGGACAACGCAGAGATGAAAAACACTGTGGCCGAGGATAAGGCCCGTGTTGACGCTCTGGCCGAGCGCGTGGCGACTGCCGAGACCGAAATCGACGGGTTGCAGGCCACCACCGCCCAGCACACCACCGAGATTGCAGACCTGCACGCCAAGGACGAGGATTTACAGAGGCAAATCACCAGCAATGACGGCGATATCGCCGCCCTTCAGGCAAAGGACACCGAGCATGATTCCCGGCTGAACGGCATTGATACCAAGCTCAAGAGCCACGATGCCAGCATCGCCCAGAACACCGCCGACATTGCCAAGAATACCAAGAACATTCAGGACAATGCCGCCGCTATCGCCAAGAACGCCCACGAGCTGGCCGACCATGCCGAACAGCTGGCCGACCATGAGGGCCGTCTTACCGCCCAGCATGAGGAAATCACGGCAAATCATCAGGCTATCGAACGCCTTACCAGCGTTACGGACGGGATCCGGTCTGACCTTACCGAGGATGAGGCAAAGATTGAGGCCAACCGGGATGCAATCGCGCACATTCAGGAGACGGACGTTCAGCAGGATGGGCGGCTGGACAAACTGGAAGAGTGTTGCGAACAGGCCAAGGCCCACTTTACCCAGCTGGACACCAAGACCGACAACACCAATGCCGCGCTGACCGCTGAAATCGACCGCGCCAAGGCCGCAGAGCTGGCGAACGGCCAGCTCATTGCCAAGAACGCCGCAGAGCTGGCGACCCACGCCACCGAGCTGGCAGACCATGAGAAGCGTATTACCGCGCTTGAGGGTGACAACGCCACCAACAAGCAGGAGATTGCAGATATCAAGGCCAAGAACACCCAGCAGGATACGGCGATTTCCGGCAACACTGATTCCATCACCCATCTGGAAACTGACAAGGCCGATAAAACCGCTCTGGGTGACTACGTTACCAATACCGACTTTACTGCCGACCAGAAACGTCAAGACGACATTGTGGGCGACTGGGCAACCGCGCACCCCGGGCAGACTATCACGGAGTGCGCCACCTCTCAGAAGAACGAGCTGGCAGACCATGAGAAGCGTATTACCGCGCTTAAGGGTGACAACACCACCTACATGCAGGAAATCGCGGATATCAAGGCCAAGAACACCCAGCAGGATACTGCAATTTCCGGCAACACTGATTCCATCACCCATCTGGAAACTGACAAGGCCGATAAAACCGCTCTGGGTGACTACGTTACCAAGACCGACTTTAATGCCGACCAGAAACGTCAAAACGACATTGTGGGCGACTGGGCAACCGCGCACCCCGGGCAGACTATCGCGGAGTGCGCCACCTCTCAGAAGAACGAGCTGGCCGAGCACGCCGCGAGCATTGCCCAGCTGGAAACTGACAAGGCCGATAAAAGCGAAATTCCCGACGTAACGGGATACGTCCCCACGAGCACCTATACTGAAGGACAGGCCGCGCAGGATGCCCGCATTGCTACTCTGGAGAAGTACAGCGTGTCTCTTCCCGCTTCTGTTCGCTATACTGACGTTGATATTGCTACCGCGTGGGCGAAAGGTAACGAGCGCGAAGGCAACTATGCAAGCGTTTTTCTTCCGTTCCCCCTTAAAACTTTCCCCGAGATCCCCAAAGATGCAACAGTTTCGGACGTTACAGTAAGATTTGCTGAGGTGCTTTATCTGGATGGAACCCCCTGGTACCATATTAATCATAATGACGTGGTGCTTACTGCCGCCTTTGTCGGTGCAGGCGTTCGACTGGCCGCATCTGTTCCCAAGTCGAGCCTTCCTAGCGACATCGAAACAAAGTCATACATTCTTCACTTCATCGTGCACGCTACGATTTCCTAAACAACAAGCCGCCCACGACCTTACAGGCCGTGGGCGGCTTTTATTGTTCCATGTGGAACATTTATCCCAAGCGTTCCTCTGTAAACTCATTGACCCCGCCGACCTCATACCTGCGCGGGGTCATTACTATCCAACTAGCCGAGTGGGTGACGCGCTGGAAATCGTGACGCTCTTTTATGGGGCTGTCGTGGTAAGAAAGCATCTGACCACCTGCATCATCAATGATAAGGAAGTCATTCAGATTTTCAATATCATCTTTAAGCGCCGCCTGCCCTTCTTTCTTGCCTACTCCTGCAATGGTGCTTTCTAGCACACCTTCGCACGTCCGGGCCGCGTAACACTTGGCGTGTAAGAATCTGAATTCGGTGTAACCATAATCGGCTTGCGGGTGTTCGTCCTCTGCTATCCCGATATAGACTTTCTTACCGTTGGGTTTCGTGACCACCACGCCGCGCTTTTCACACTGGGCGGCAACTTCCCGGTTATACTCTTCAACCTCTGGAACCTTGGCCCCTTCAAACTTGCATGAATCTGTATCCCAGTAAATCACCTTCTCCCAGCCTACGATTTTCAACAATTGCCAGAGCTTGAGCCGCGTCATGCTGGCTGTCCACAGGCCCCAGAGAAACGGAAACTTGCCTTTCTGGCTCTTCTGTATCTCCGCAGGGGTTTTCTTTTTCAAGTTGACTTCCCAGCTCATACGCTCAAAATCAATGCTGTCTCCAATTTCTGCCGTATATTCATCCCTTATCGTCTTTTGGGCGCAGGCTCCGAAAATGGTGTTGACGCAGATTTTGGAGAAATCATAATCGGGGGAGCCTTTCATGGTTTCTTTGATTTTGAACTTATCAAAGATTGCCATACGGAAAGAATCGGGAAGATACCCAAGCCGGAAACAGAAACCCCGGTGCATAACTACCCGTTCAAAGGTGTATGCTTCTTTGATTCTCTGCCAGTCGTTGGAATCACAATACAACAAAGTTTCATCTGCTTGGAGCACCCGGCCATTGTCTTTGTTTTCGTCGTCGCATTTGAGACCCGCGCACTTGCTGACAGATATCACGGGGTCTGGGCATTCGGGCCGGATTTGCAAGCCCTTTATTGCTATCTCTGCTATCCATCCCATACCGCAGGATATGATATTGTCCATCACTGCTTGAAGCTGGCCTTGTGGTAGCATCATGGGTTTCCCCTCTGGAAACTTCCATAAGAGCTGTTGCGACGGGTGGGCGCTCTTGAAATCGTAGGAATTGCAATTGCGGTAAGTGTGACCTGCACGCCAGCGGGTGCCGTGTGTATCACCACCTGCCATTGCTTTATATGCTATTTCCATTTGCTCCCGGTTGAGCTCAAGAGCTTGCATCTTTTGCAGTGTCCGGCTGTCTCCTGTCAAATGTTTGTTGACTTCTTTAATGACAAGGGCCGTGTTTGTCATGGGAAGTGTCGCCGCGTTGTAATTGCGTTCTGCTTTCAAACGCTCGATTGCTTCCCACAGGCCCAACACATCATTGACGCAGTATGCAAATTCGGTATCATCAAGGGGAGTATCTGCTGTTCTGTAAACCGAATAATCCAAATCGCCCTTGAGCTTTTCGTGCTTGCATCCTTCTGTTGCTCTGGCAAGGCTCTTTTGGAACAGCTTTAAACTGTCCCGGAATTCAATACCGTTGCCGAACTGCAAATACAGGGGTTTCCGGCTCTTGGTATAAAGGGCCTTGCAATCTCCCCACCGGTCACATAACATCTGAATGAGGTATGTATACTCATACCCAAGATTATGAACAAAAATAACAAGGCGCTTTCGTTCTGTGATACTCCACTTATCGACCAGCGTTTCTATGATATCGGCCCACTCTTCAAAGTATCGCGGCACGACGACCGCGCCACCAATGCACGTTTGAAAGGTATAAGCAAAGCCGTCTGTATCGGTGTTGGTGGTCTCTATATCAAATGTACAGGTTACATCTAAATAACGGGGTTTCGGTCTGGCGTTCTTCTTGGTTCGCTCCTGTACAGTTTTGGGAGTGCCCAGCATAGCCAGAAACTCGTCTTTGCTCTCCGCTATCTGTTCACCCCTGCATTCTCGCATGATTTAACCCCCAAAATACTTTGCTAGAATTTGTGCCGCCTGCTCTTCTGTCGTGATATTGAATTCACGGGAAAGGGCCGTTGTTTGGCTCTCTCCCGTCTGCTTTGCGCGGTCTATCGCGTCCTTGGCCCGTTGCAAGAAGGGCCTGCCGTTGTCTGTCTGCAACAACGTGTAAACCACATCAGAACCAAACGCCGCCTCAAGCTCTTTTGTCATGTACTTGTCAAACAGCTCTGAAAGCTCGTCTTGTGAACCGGTAAAACCTCTATCAACAAGAGATTCATAGACGTTTTGTTTCCAGTCTTTGATACCTTGCATTGTGGAAGTCTTGGCGCTCAGAAAATCGCGCAGGCGCAGATACTCCGCGACAAGCTCCGTCCTTGTCATGCTCTTCACGGCTCCGCTGAACTTTGTGCGGCCTTGCGTTTCCAGCATCCCCAAAGCCCTCTTGTAAATGCCCTTGGTTTCTCCGGCCTCTTCCAGACGTTTCAAGCGTCGGTTTGCCGCACCGGATGCACGCCGCACTATCTGTTCCAGCTCTTCCCGGGTGTAGCTTGTGGCGTTCGGGCCCTTGGGTGCGTATGCTTCCCACGGTTTGGGCTGGAACGGTCTGCCCTTGCCGCCCTGCTTGCGCTTCTTGGGCGGCTTGCTGGCTTTCTTCTCCTTGAGCTTGGCCGCTTTCCTCTGCTTGGCCTGCTTCTTATTGCTGGCCTTGCGGGTTGCGGGCTTTTGTTCGCTCTTAGCCGTCGCACCAGCTGGCAGTTTATCGGGCTTTACAAGCCCTAACTGATTCTTTATCTTTTTCATGCGTCGTCCCTCACAAACTTGCGGTTGACCTTATCATAATGATACCCGCGCGGCCACCGGAAATACTGGATTCTGATTGACCCGTTCTTTTCGGTCATGTACGGTTCATTACCGTTGTTCCGCAAATACTTATATAACTGCCGCACAGATTCATTGTTGAGCCTCTGCATGGACTTGCCCAACATCTTATAGGCCGTCTGGGCCCCATTGGGGCCCGCGACCGGCATAACGTTGCGCGGATGTGCTGACTTGGGGTCAATCCATTCGTATTCTACGAGATGCACGATTCTCATATTAAAACCTTCCTTTCCACTCACAGATAAAAATTGCAATGCCGATGATAAAGAACAGCGACGCGAAAGGAGCGACGCAAGAAAAATGATATGCTGTCATTGTTAAAACTCCCCATCGTGGTAATAAGCTATGATTTCGTCGTCTCCGGCCTTGCGGCCTCTCCGGGTGCAGGTCTCTGTTGCACGTCGGAAGATTCCCGCGCAATCACCAACCTGTTTGAAGTAGTAGACAAACCTGCTTGTCTTGTATTCCTTATCGGGATGATTGAGCAGGAAATTTTCCACCTGCTCAAAGTTGCTTGTCTTGCGGATGTAGAGAATCATATTTTGTCACGCCCCTCTATTCTAATTTCCAATGCCGTCAACCGCCCGTCGTCCACTCGCCCCAGCTTAAATTCCCTAACATACATAATCGGGAATCGTAGCAGGAACACCGTGCATCATGCCGCCGTCCCCATCGCAAATGGTTACTTTCGTCTCGCCGTAATAGCAGTTAGCGCATTTGGTCATCAGTTCAAGAACCTTCATTGTTAAACCCCCCTTTCTTAACAGCTGGCCTTTCTCTATCGGGTTTGTTCGGTCTGGTTTCCTATGTTTCCTATGTTTATTATCTCATAAAATTATTAACGAGATATGAACAACAGGTTACAATTTGTTTACATCCGATGTATACATATAATGAGGTGCAGGGCACCACCGGCACCATGTGGTTAGTTCAGACTTTTTATCTACTTCACTACACTGAAATGTCAAGGGGAAACCGGTTACAAAATGGTTACAAATAGACTATGCTA